AAGAAGGCCACTTCACATGGGAGTGACTGAATAAACTTACTGGCATATAGCTGGTTAAGGTGATGAGACACAGGTGGTGCTGCTCCTAGGGAACTAGGAGAATCGACTTACCAGTCGGGTCTTAGGCAGAGATGATTTCTAAACTGTAGAAATGCCCATCTCTTGTTGGTATACAGGATTCCAACCACCCTCTTTTATTATACCTATATAATGATAAATCGAAGAGACCGCAGAGGTCTCTTTTTCTTTGGAGAATTTATGAATCTTTATGTAAATTTTTGTCCACCATATCATAAACGGAGTGATACTGTAACAGTAGACATCCCATCAGACATGACAGATGTCTTTATGCAGTATGTCCACATCCTTGCAGACGAAAAAAATATATCTGCAAGAAAAGCATTTAAAGATTTGGCGACAACAACTTTTGACAACCTAATGGAGACCGATTATGGCTATAAAAATAGCAAGAATGCAAAGCGGGGAAGACGTAATCGCTGATATCAAAGAGATTCGTGAGAGTCCTGAGTCAACTAAGGCACTAGCATATGAATTTGAAGGAGCATTTACTATTCAAATCATGCAAAATCCTGAGGACTATTTCCAAGAGGAAAATGTAGACCCTATTGAATCTCTACAAGATATGCAAATACAATTCTTTCCGTGGTCTCCCTTGACTAAAGGAAGAAATCTTGTTACACTATTATCTGTGGTAGCAATTTCTGACCCACATGAGAGAGTGATGCAAGGATATAATGATGTCCTTGAGAAATTTAAGAAACTAAAAACAGACGATGCTAAAATTGATTATTCTCAAACACCACCCGCAGACCTACTTGTTGGGGAAAGTGCAGGAGATGGATGAGGAGCCTAGCATCTTGCTAGAAGATTGTTTCCAAGTCGATAGAGACTCTGAGTTACTTCCTTATCCTCTCCATACTGACCAGAGGTATGTGTTTCTAAACACTACTGATGTCATGTCTATTCTAGACCCTACACAGGTGATAGTAAAAAAATATAAGAAACTTGTGAATGAGTAAGTTTTATACTAACCTAGTTTTACTTGGTGATGATATCCTTTATCGTGGATACGAGCATGGTCAACGTGTGCAGTATCGTGATAGGTCATCACCTGTTTTGTTTTTTGTGCCTAAAGCACAATCCAAACCTACAAAGTTTAAAACTCTAGATGGACGTCGTGCCTACAAGAAACAGTTTAGTGGTGCACGTGAGGCAAGAGAGGTCTTAAAACAATACGAGAATACTGATGGACTAGAAGTGCATGGGTATGAGCGTTTTGTCTACCAACATATCAATCAGAAGTTTCCCTCTGATATTGATTATGATATGTCCATGATGAAAATCTATACGATTGACATCGAGGTCGCATGTGAAAATGGTTTCCCTGATGTGCAAGCATCTGCTGAGGAAATGTTATGCCTTACAATTAAAGACTTCAATACTAAGAAGATTATTACTTGGGGCACAAGAGAGTTTACTCCTCCCGAAGGTGTAGAGTATAGGGTATTCTGGACAGAGCAGGAGATGCTACAAGACTTCCATAAGTGGTGGTCTGATAATACTCCTGACATTATTACTGGTTGGAATAACAACCTGTATGATATCCCATACATCTGTCGTCGTATGGAGAGAGTGCTAGGTGAGAAGTGGAAGAAGTCTCTGTCGCCTTGGAATAGGGTTATTGACAGAGAGTTTATTGTGCAAGGTAGGAAACAAATTGCATATGATATCTGTGGTGTATCCATTCTCGATTACCTTGACCTCTATAAGAAGTTTACCTACACAAACCAAGAGTCCTATCGTCTAGACCATATCGCTATGGTTGAGTTGGATGATAAGAAACTTGACCACAGTGAGTATGAAAACTTCAAAGACTTCTATACGTCAGACTGGCAACGCTTCGTGGAATACAACATCCATGACGTGAATCTGGTTGACAAACTAGAAGACAAGATGAAACTCATTGAGTTGGCAGTTACTATGGCATTCGATGCTAAAGTAAACTTCGAGGATGTATATTCTCAAGTCCGTATGTGGGACACTCTCATATATAATGACTTGAAGAAGAGAAACATTGTCGTGCCACCTCGTCAATCAACTAAGAAGGATGAGAAGTATGCAGGAGCGTATGTTAAAGAGCCTGAGCCAGGTATGTACGATTGGGTTGTTAGTTTTGACCTTAACTCTCTATATCCTCATCTCATCATGCAGTACAACATCTCACCAGAAACCTTAGTTGATGAGCGTCACCCTACAGTTACAGTAGATAAACTACTCAATCAAGAAGTAGATATTGATGGTGACTATGCTGTGTGTGCTAATGGTGCACAGTATCGTAGAGACATTCATGGTTTCTTACCAGAGATTATGCAAAGAATCTATGATGAAAGGACTATCTACAAGAAACGAATGCTTGCCTCCAAGCAGGAGTATGAGAAGTCCCCCACCGATAAACTGAGAAGAGATATCTCTAAGTTTAATAACATCCAGATGGCAAGGAAGATTCAACTCAACTCTGCCTATGGTGCTATCGGTAACCAATACTTTAGGTATTATAATCTTGCCAACGCTGAGGCAATTACATTGTCTGGTCAGGTATCTATCCGATGGATAGAAAATAAGATGAATACTTATCTTAATAAACTATTAAAGACAGATGATTATGATTACGTCATTGCTAGTGATACTGATAGTATCTACCTCAACTTGGGTCCTATGGTTGAAGCTGTATTCAAGGAGCGAAAGAAGGATGGTGAGAGCATTGTTAGGTTCCTTGACAAGGTGTGTCAGGTGGAATTTGAAAAGTATATTGAGAGTTCTTACCAAGAGTTGTCCTCCTATGTAAATGCATACGAGCAGAAGATGGTCATGAAGCGAGAGAATATCGCTAACAAGGGCATCTGGACTGCTAAGAAAAGATATATTCTTAACGTATGGAATAGTGAGGGTGTCCAATATGAGCAACCTAAACTAAAGATGATGGGTATTGAAGCAGTGAAGTCATCGACTCCTGCTCCATGTAGAAGTGCTATTAAAGAAGCACTGAATGTCATCATGTCAGGAAATGAATCCGATGTGCAGGATTACATTGATAAATTTAGAAGGGAGTTTGAATCAATGACACCTGAGGAGATAGCATTTCCTCGTGGTTGTAATAACATTGCAAAGAATTCATCCCCTGCTACAATATATGGTAAAGGATGTCCCATGCACGTGCGTGGTGCACTACTGTATAACTTCTGGGTTAAGAAAAAGAAGTTGACACACAAGTATCCTCTCATTCAAGAAGGTGAGAAGGTAAAGTATGTCATGCTTAACACCCCCAATAAAATCAATGAGAATGTAGTATCATTCTTTCAAACATTACCACCTGAGTTGGGTTTGAATGGAAGTATTGATTATGAATTACAATTCACAAAGAGTTTCCTCCAACCACTTCAAGTAATACTTGATACTCTTGGATGGGACGCAGAAAAAACTAACACATTGGAGGCACTATGGAGCTAGATGAATCAAAAGACAAGTGGAATCGTGGAGTAGATTTATTTACTGAATCGGTCTACAAACCAGACGAGAAACTTCGTCAATGTGCTCGTAACCAAGATTGTTATCAAGAGCTTATGGACGTCAGGGATGACGTGCTACAATATTTAAAAACACTTAGATGGAAATGAGTTTTCTAAAAGATATTGTCAAAGAAATTGGCAATGAATATGCAACAGTAGTATCAGATGATGTAGATAACTCATCGTTTGTAGACACAGGTAGTTACATTTTTAATGGACTTGTATCTGGGTCAATCTATGGAGGTATACCTTCTAATAAGATTACTGCTATTGCGGGTGAGTCTTCTACTGGTAAGACATTCTTTTGCTTGAGTATAGTCAAACACTATCTCGAGAAAGATAAAGATGCAGGAGTAATTTACTTTGAGTCTGAGTCTGCAATATCAAAAGAAATGATTGAGTCTCGTAATATCGATGCCAATCGTATGGTTGTTGTGCCTGTCACTACAGTGCAGGAGTTTCGCACACAATCACTAAAGATTCTTGACAAGTATCTATCACAACCTGAGGAGCAACGCAAACCTATGATGTTTGTATTAGACTCTCTTGGTATGCTGTCTACTACTAAAGAGGTAGAGGATGCTGAGGCAGGAAAAGAGACAAGAGATATGACTAGAGCACAGATTGTTAAGTCAATCTTCCGTGTGCTAACCCTTAAGTTGGGTAAAGCGAATGTCCCTCTACTTGTCACAAACCATACATATGATGTAGTGGGTGCTTATATACCTACAAAAGAAATGGGTGGAGGCAGTGGTCTTAAATACGCTGCAAGCACAATCATCTATCTTTCTAAATCAAAAGAGAAAGATGGTAAAGAAGTGATTGGTAATTTAATAAAATGTAAAACAGCTAAGTCGAGGTTAACAAAAGAAAATGCACTTATTACTACTAGACTCTTCTACGATGAGCGTGGACTTGATAAGTACTACGGATTATTGGAGTTGGGTGAGAAATATGGAGTTTTCGAGCGTAAGGGAAACCGTATTGTTGTTGGGGAGTCTAGCGTCTATCCTTCTGCTATTCTCAAGGACCCTGACAGATACTTCACCGAAGGAGTAATGCAGCAACTAGATGATGCTGCAGGAAAAGAATTTACTTATGGAACTTAAAGAATTCATAAAAATTTATGATGATATAGTTGACCCTAATGTGTGTAGGAATGCTATAGAGTTGTTTAATAAAGACAACTCCGTTGTGCGTCTAGAAAAACCACAGATGTCATCTCTCAACATGACTATCAGGTCTGAAAAAGATAAAGACCATGACTGGAGTGTTGTGCAATCTGAAACTATCAGGGCAATCAGAGCATGTGCACAGCAGTATGCTATGGAAGTCAAGGTAGATAAACTGTGGCCAACAGAGAATAGTCTAGAGCAAATCAAGATGCACAAATTCTCTGCAGAGGATGGAGATAGTTTTCCTACACATATTGATGTGGGTAACTATGATTCTGCTCGTAGATTTGCTACCTTTGTTATCTTCCTAAATGATAGTGAGGAGGGAGTTTATTTTGACACTCTAGATTATAAGGTAACTGCGAGGACTGGTAGGATAATGATGTTTCCATCATCATGGCAATACCCATACTCAGATTTACCACCTTCAACCGATGATAAGTATATGATAACGACATACTTACACTATGTTTGAATTTAATACTCACCCACCAATGGTCTCACATGTGCAAGGGTCACCAGTGTATATCATTGATGATTTCTACAAGTATCCTGAGGAGGTTGAGGATTTATTTTGGAGTAATGAATTAAGATATCATAAGGAAGACGACCCAGGTTACAATGGTAAGTTATTCCATGACATGAGACATCACTTTCCTGATGAAGACCTCTGGGAAGTTGGAGATTATTTACTTGGTATATGTGGTGCAAAATATCATGGGTCAGGTCCTGATTGTCTTAGCAATGTCTTTGAATATGAAGGCACAGACCATGTAGATAACTACTGGTATCCACATCTAGATGCGGGGTATACAGCACTGATATATTTTGAGGGCACAGGCACTAACTTATATGCTACACCTAATCCTTTTGAAGTTGAAGACATAAAGTCAATACCAGAGCATGTTAGACCATGGCGGTCTAAAGAAGATTATGAATTACTGTTGACATTCGAGGGCAAGTACAATAGACTCGTATTATTCAACGGAAAGAAATTTTATCACGGAGCAGATATCTACTACTCCCCAGTCAAACGTTTCAACCAAGTTTTATTTTTTACAGATGAGCCTTAAGATAGAAGAAGTAGCACTAAGTAAACTTATTCTGAAAGAAGATTATGCAAGAAAGGTTTTACCATTTGTAAAACCAGATTACTTTGATGTCTTTACTAATCGTGTCCTCTTTGAAACACTCAGTGAATACATTAGTAAGTTTGACACTACACCTGAGCCTAATGCTCTAAAGATTGAGATAGAAAAGAGAAAAGATATTACTGATGACATCTATCAAGATATAGAAAAGTTTTTAGATAACCTAGACAGAGACCATTACAATGATGAATGGTTAGTTGACACTACTGAGAAATGGTGCAAGGAGCGTGCTATATACTTAGCATTAATGGAGTCTGTTAAGATAGCTGACGGACAAGATAAAACACGTACAAAAGATGCTATACCTAGCATTATGTCTGACGCACTAGGTGTATGCTTTGATGAATCCGTTGGACATGATTACATTTCAGACTCTGATGACAGATACGATTTCTACCATAGAAAAGAAGAAAAAGTCCCATTTGATTTGGACTACCTTAACAAAATTACCAAAGGTGGTCTCCCTAATAAGACTCTCAACATCGCTCTTGCTGGTACGGGTGTCGGGAAGTCTTTATTCATGTGCCATGTCGCTAGTTCCTGTCTCTTACAGGGGCGCAACGTTCTCTACATTACATGTGAAATGGCAGAGGAGAAAATTGCAGAGCGAATTGATGCCAACCTCCTTGACATCCCAATCCAACAACTCCAAGACCCCTTACTGACAAAACAAAAGTATCGTGCTAAGATGGATGTGTTGAAGAAAAAGACACAGGGTAAACTTGTTATTAAAGAATACCCTACAGCATCTGCACATGTAGGTCACTTCAAAGCACTCTTGAATGAGTTGTCATTGAAGAAAGGATTTCATCCTGAGATTATATTTGTAGACTATCTAAACATATGTGCTAGTAGTAGATACAAAGGCACGATTGTAAACTCATACACATATGTAAAAGCAATAGCAGAGGAGTTACGTGGACTAGCAGGAGAGTATAATGTGCCTATCCTATCTGCTACACAGACAACTAGGTCTGGTTATGGTAACTCTAATGTAGAGATTACTGACACCAGTGAATCATTTGGTCTTCCTGCAACTGCTGACTTAATGTTTGCTCTCATATCCACAGAAGATATGGAAGAGTTGAATCAAATTATGGTCAAGCAGTTGAAGAATAGATATAATGACCCTACTGTATACAAGAGATTTGTATTAGGTATTGACAGACAGAAGATGAGGTTGTATGATTGTGACCAGAATGCACAACAGGACATCATTGATTCTGGAATTGAGCCTACTCAATTCAAACCACCCCAAAATAAATCTAAGTTTGATTTATCTACTGGGACTGAAAAACAATTCGACGATTTTAAAATTTAATGGCTGACTTTACTAATCAATTTGACCCTAAGAAGGGTGACCAAGATGCTGCTGCAGAGCGTATCAATAGTGCTGCTAGAGATAAAGTAGATGAAGCACAAGAGAAAGTAAAAAAAACTGAGGAAGACACTGCTAAATCACCCGAAGAAATGGGTAAGAAGATGGGTAGTGCACCCCAGTCTAAGAAGAAACTAGATAAGAAACTAGAGGAGAGAGAGAAAGCAAAAGCAGAAGGTCCTAAGAAGTTTGAGGTTGACTTAGATAAGTATACTGAGTTTGTAGACAGAGTTACATCAAACCCAAGTAAAGACTTTCAAGTATTGATGGAGAGATATGCTGAGTTGAAGAAACAAGGATGTAACATTCAACGTCTTGATACTGCTGCGTCAGGTATGTCTGCTGAGGCAGGAGAGTTTATGGAGATTGTAAAGAAACTAAAGTTTCAAGGTAAACCTTATGATGCTAAAAATAAAGAGCATCTAACTAAAGAGTTAGGTGATATCATGTGGTATGTTGCACAAGCATGTCTAGCATTAGGTGTAAGATTTGATGAGGTTATCTATACCAATACTCTTAAGTTAGCAGCACGTTATCCTAATCAAATGTTTGAAACAAACTACTCGGAGAATCGTCAGCCTGGAGATATTTGAGTTACATAATACAAAAGATATTAAATAAGAATCAAGTAAATGATGTAAAGGGATACCTTGACAAATGTCAATGGGATGATGGTCTCGATACTGTAGACGGTGGTGGCAGTCATACAATTAAGAAAAACAAAGAAGTATCTGAGCAAATTAGTAATGGATATAAAGATGCATGCTCTACAATATTTCGTAATCTTGATTACTGTGTAGAGTATGCTGACTTTTGTGTGCCAATTAACTCAGGTCCTATAATATTTTCTAAGACTACTACAGGTGGATATTATAAACCACATCATGACCACTATACACATGGTCACTATAGTAATACATTGTTTCTCTCTGACCCATCAGAGTATGAGGGTGGAGAGTTATGTTTATTTGTAGACCAGAGAGTTGAGAAGATAAAGTTAGAAGCAGGAATGATGATAACATATGACTGCGGTATACCACATCAAGTATCTACTGTGACAAGTGGTGAGAGAAATGTAGCAGTCTTCTGGACAGAGTCACAGTATAATGATAAGAGACTAAGACAAATTCATAGTGATGTTGTCAAGGCATGTAGAATCTTAGGTCCTGCTAAAACATTTGATACAATAGAAGAGTCACAAGAAGACCCAAGATTTATTTTAGAGCAAGTGATAAATAACTTAGGAAGACTTAACGAAAACTGGTGAGGAAAACAGATACCGAGCCTCTCACCGATGGTGAAGGTATAAGTGCTGCATCCATTGGCACAGGAAATGCGGGTTTCATATATGAGAGAGATGTAATACTCGCTCTAAGAAACTCAGGATTCACTGTGTCTGACCCTGCGGGTGCTGACTCAGCAAAGGCTGACCTTGAATTGACAAGTGGGTTTAAGACAATCAAGTTTGAATTGAAAGAGAAATTATCTGCTGACTTTGCTCAGATGAATTTTGATTTTGATACTACAAGTAAACAATTCTTTATTGATAAGACTAAAACAACAGCAAAGAAAGAAGCAGCACAGACTATGATAGGTATTGCTGAGGAGTTTGACATAATCCGTCAGGCAAATGAGCATTGGAATCCTAAAAAGAATATGCCTGCTAAGTTTGTGGTCAAATCGTCAGCACCTTTTGCAGACCGTGACAAGGCTAGAAAATTAGATATAAAACGTTTTCCTGATAAGTTTTTAGCAAAGGGAGTGGAGGCTGCACAGCAAGTAGAAAAGTATTACAACTCAAAGGATACTTACTACATACAAGTCAAAGGCAGAGGTCTATATTATATGGGTAAAGACCCTGAGGGATATGGATGTCCTCGTTTCTCCAACTCTGTTACAGATAGTAGCATTAGAATTCGTATCAAGACTAACTCAGCGTCGAAGGCACGATGGTCGTTTCTAATGGCACTTAAAATCAATGGTCTTAGGGCAAGCAATCGTGACCTAGACTTGGATTCATCTTTTCTATCCAGTTAGATTAGTGTCCACTCACCTACCCATTCACACCACAGTATAGTATAATATAAGTATGGCAAAGAATACACATTTGGAGCACTTAGAAGATGACATATTTAACTCTGGTTATAACGGTGCTACTAACAGTATTAATTTTCTTGTAGGTCTACGAGACATGTTGACCACAGGTAAAGGTGGTGGCAACACAAAGGTAACTGTCAAATGGGATGGTGCTCCTGCTATAGTTTGTGGCACTGACCCACAGACAGGAGAATTTTTTGTAGGTAACAAGTCAGTATTCAATAAGACTACACCTAAGATATGTTATACAGATGATTTTGTTGATGAGCATTACCCTGCTAGTGGATTGAATCCAATACTTAAGATGTGTCTTGCTGAGTTAAGTAAACTTCCTATCAGAGGTGTCATACAGGGAGACCTATTGTATGAGAAGAGACCTTCCATAGTCAGTATGAAAGGAAAGAAGTGTTACGTCTTCAAACCAAACACTATAACATACTGTGTAGAGGTAGACTCTGACTTAGGTAGACAGATATCACAGAGTAAGATAGGTATAGTATTTCATACCAGATACAACGGAGCAGATATATCTAGTATGGCTGCATCATTCGGTGTTGATGTTAAACCACTGCAGGGTGTAGGTAGTGTTGCAGTATTCTCTTCAGAGTTTACTAATGTAAATGGCATGGCAAACCTAACTCCTGCTGAGTTGTCAAAGATAAATCTAACTATCTCATCTGCCAAACGTAATCTAAGTGCAGGACGTAAGTTTCTATCAACTATCAATAAGGAGACAGGGTCATTCGCATACAACTCTCTGTTTAAAATGTATTTCAACCAAGTGATACGCTCAGGTAGCATACCAAGTAACTCTCGTGCTATGGCACAGGGGTATATTTCCTTCGTAGATGCACGTTTTAAGCAGGAAATTGGTAAGAAAAAGACTGAAAAGTCACAGAAACAATGGCAAGATAAGAGTGATAAGGCTCTTGCTTATCTAAATAGTAATAAGTCTGTCATGTATTCCGCACTTAGCGGTTTCAAAGACCTTATGACTGCCAAAGAGCAAATCATAAATAAACTGAAGAAGATAGAGGGTGTAGGTACCTTCTTAGAAGATGAAAATGGTTACAAGGTAACCAGTCCAGAAGGGTTTGTTGCTATCAAAGATGGTGCAGCACTCAAACTGGTCGATAGATTAGAATTTTCTAGAGCAAACTTCACCGTCGCAAAAGATTGGGGCAAATGAATTTTTTAGAATTTATAACTGAGGCAACTAAGAGTGCGTCTCAACAAAACAAACCTAAGAAACCCACGACAAGTCAAAAAGGTCAGAAGACTTCTGGTAACCTAGAGGACAAGCATGTTGCTATTACTTTTGGTCGCTTTAATCCTCCTCACGCTGGCCATGGCAAGTTACTTGATGCTGTCAAAGCGCACGGAGGCGACTCGGGAAACTATAGAATCTACCCATCCCGTAGTCAGGATCACAAAAAGAATCCGTTATCCGCACAACAAAAAGTAGACCACATGAGGAAGTTATTTCCCTCACACAAGGACAAGATTCAAAACAATGAAGCACATAGAAATATATTTGATGTAATGCGTGACCTACATGACGAGGGTCATGAGCACGTAACAATGGTAGTAGGAGATGATAGAGTAAAAGAGTTTGAGAAGTTGACTAACAAATATAATGGAGTGCATTATAACTTTAAGACTATCAATATCAAATCAGCAGGGGCAAGAGACCCTAAGAGCGAAGACCCTGTAGAGAAGTTGTCAGCATCTGCAATGCGTAAGCATGCAAGTGGTGATGACCATGACTCATTCCATGCAGGCATGCCTAAGGGTGTCTCCTCAAAGCATTCCAAACAGATGATGGCAGACGTGAAGACTGGAATGACACCACCTCCTAAGAAGACGAAGACCAAGAAGTCAATCAAAGAGTTGACACTCTGGGAGTATGCACCTAAGTTAGATGCAGATTCGTTTAGAGATTTCTATATGCTAAACCATATCTTTAAGGTAGGTGCTATAGTAGAGCACGATGACACTGGACTAATAGGAAAGGTTGTCCATCGTGGCACTAATCATGTCGTATTCCAAATGCCAGATGGCAACGAGGAAAAGGTATGGTTAAAAAATATAACTGAAGTGGAAGACCCACGTGCTGCATGGGCACGTGCTGCTGATACCACCAAACTCCAACACAATTATTCTGCTGATGATGGCAGTGGTAATGACTGGAAGGCAGGTACAGACAACTATAGAATGGCATTACAAGCAATGACTCCAGGGCAATCTGTAGTCAGTTTTACAGATTTTCAACAACGCATTAGAAAGTCTGCTAATACTAAATAAAAACAGTAAGACCAATCAGGTGTTATAAAAATGAAACTAGAAATGTTAGTGTCTGCTGCTCTCATGGACTATTCTCCAACCGAGCAGTCATATATTCTTAAGGCGGTTGAGGAAGATAAACTTCCTGATACAAAGCGTCTCCACGAGGGTGTAATGAAAGTCATGGAAGTCCTTGACACATTTGAGCCAGTGGTAGAAGGATATGCAGGCTTCGACGTAGACAGAGATACTGTCAAGAAAAAGAAAGCAGAGCATAAGGATGACCGTAACATAGGTCGTGTTGTATCCTCAGGAGGAAACTCCATGCTCATCACAGGACGTAAGGCTGATGGTCGTTACATTGTTGTCGGAAAGAAAGGAGAGAAGACAGCAAAAGAGGCAGGCGATTTAGGTGTAACTGCTAAGGAAAGTGTAGTAGGTGTAGACATTGATGACGTACATCAACTCATGTTAGAAGGACTTAAGCAGGCACGTAAAAACGTTGGTGCATCTACATGTTGGAAAGGTTACAAGGCATCTGGCACTAAGATGAAGGGTGGAAAACAAGTCCCTAATTGTGTCAAAGAAGACGAGAAACCTTCTGACTTTATAAATAAATTGTCTAAGTCGGGATTATTTTCCGATGCGGAGTTGGAAAAAATGGGAGAGATAAACTAAAATGAAACCCTCCAACCCAGGTGAAAAGTCTTTTCTTACTACTAAGAAGAAAGGAAACGTTGTTATTAACCCTAAGAAGGAAGACCTCATGAAAGAAACCAAACTAGAAGAAAAGAAAGCCGCCAAAGATTATGATGGTGATGGTAAAATTGAGAGCGGTTCTAAAGAGCATGCAGGAGCAGTCCACAACGCTATCCAGAAAAAGAAAGGTTTGAAACCTGATGGCAAGGACACCCGCGCAGAGAGTTACTATGGCGCAAAGGTAAAAGAAAAGTTAAATGCAATGAAAGAAGCAGCACATGACGCATTGCGTTCTAAACGTGCAAAGAGTCCTAAAGGAGAAGGAGCAGTGGATACAGCACCAGACGAGTCAAACGTAGGAGAAGAGACACTTCATGAAATCTCTGCTGACACAGGATTAAAAGCATCCAGAGCTGCAGACCAGAAGAGAGCACAACTTGCAAAGGCAGGAGATAAAGAAGGTGCTGCGGGTAAAGCTGCTCAAGCAAAGCGTCTTTATGATGCACAAGCAAGGAAGAGATTGAAAGAGACAGAAGATAGAATGAAAGAAAGAATGATACAGTTTACTAAAGACCATGACCACCAAATGCAGGTAAACAGCCTATATAATGTACCGTTTGAATTTTAATCATGCTATCATTCCTACTACCATTTGCATCTAAAATTGTATCAGATGCAGTAAACAAAATCCCAGACGATTCTGAGTTGGGAGAAAAACTAATCGACTTATGTCTAGTCATTCTAGGTAAGGCAGTTAAACTTACTAAGACAGACATGGACGACAAGCTATTGGAGACAGTTAAGTCTGCACTAGCAACTAGAGAGTAATTCTTATAAATAACTTATAGGAAAAAATTATTAGAGAAACTAATGTCTATTTTAGGTACTATAGACGCTTCCACCTTTGGCAATAACGTAGGTGTCACTAATGGTGACGCAACAGTTACGAAGAATGCTGCTGATTCCGTCGATGTTGGCGATATCTTGGTGCTTAATAGCGTTAACTACATTGTAAGAGAAGTTACATCAACCACTGCAATCGAATTGCATACAACATATGCGGGTAGCACTAATGCTTCATTGTCTGGTGCTATCAGACGTACTGCTCCTAAGGCAGTCGCTGAGTTTGTAGTTAAGGGTGGAGATAGTAACTCTTATGAGTTGGTCTTCGTTGACACAACTGAGCAGAGCATTGCATCCAACAAGTCTAGAGGAATCACTGGACCTGGTTGGTGGCAGTATCGCACTTATCAGACACACAACGGTGACACCAAACATAAAGCAGAATACATCGCACCAGCTAAGGCAACTGCAGGAAACGCAGGAGACATGGCTGATGATACACTAGCAGCAGATGTATTAGAGGTAATCACAGTTGGCACACAGCCAGCAGCATCTACATCTTCTAGTGGTGCAGGCACATTTGTTGCAGCAGCAACAGTAGACCAGTCAGGTACTATTACATACAAGTGGCAGAGACAGACCAAGAGTGCAACTACTCGTTGGGTAGATGTAAGTGCTTCACTTGATACTGGTATCACATACGCTAACTTCACAACTGCAACTCTTGCATACAGTGGACTTGGTGGTGACACATTAGACGGATATAAGTATCGTTGCGTGATTAACTCAAGCAAAGGTGCAGTCCAAAAGTATACCGACGGAGCAGCAACTCTAACATTCGGTAGTTAGTAACTAAATTTTATAATGAGATTTGATGAACTAAATGAGAAAAACTATCTCATGTTCGCCATCAAGCATTACGATAACCCACAATCAGTTACCGTAGATGACTTCATGGAGGACATGAAGAAGTTTAAATATCTTAAAAGACTATTAAAGAGATACCTTAAGACTGGTGTGTTGAGAGTTAA